CCATGTTTCAGCTGCTGGGACTTCATTCCAGTTATTAGCCAACAACTCCGAAAGGATTGAGTAAATCTGGTCGCCGTCAAAGTCCTTGCTTAAAACGCCTTCTGTGAGGCTCTTAGGCAGTTTTGATAATGCACCCAAGGCAATCACACGAATACGCTCTGAAATGCCGTTAGTACCCGCATCAGAGACTGTTACGTCTATGTCTGAGACAAAGCCACCAAAGATGTTTACATAAGTTCCAGATGAATCTTTAACTTTAATTGATACCTGGTCATTGATGTCTATCTCGATTGGTGATTGGTCAAGGTTGATAATCTCAACATTACAATAACCAGCGTAAGGCTGAGAGTAAATGTCAGTACGTCCTGATGTGATTGTCAGGTTGGCAAGTGTCAGATTAGTGACATCACCTGCGCCATTAATCGAGACTGCCCATTCTGGGTTCCATTGGGTCATACTGCTTGGAACGCTCCTACTCCACCGCCACCACCGCGAGCAGTTGAGTCATTAAGAATCTCAACGATCTGACGGGCAACGCCTTCTTTGTCAAAGGCTCCTGTTACTGTGATGTTGTATGTGTCGCCAGAAGTAGCGTTTTCAGCCATTCTAAAACGACCAGGGTCAAATGAACCGATTGCAGTAGAGGCAGCAACTGCTGCGTTTGCAGCGGTTTTAACTGCACTTGTACCGGATGTTGTACCAGTAGACCCTGAACCGCTTGGCGCTGAGATTGTTGGCGCTGTGTAGGTTGGAGTGCTTACCTTTGGCGCTGAAACCGTTGGAGTTGTAAATGAAGGCTTAGAGATTGTTGGGATGTTAGGCAAGATTGGAATTGCATTATAAGCCTTGATAAGGGCATTGATTCCATCGATGGCACCGGATACCAAGGTGCGGATGACGTTAATGACACCGCCCACGATGTCTACGACTCCACCGGCAATCTTGGCAACAAATGAAATAGCCCCACCCAAAGCCACCGTAAATACTGGAACTATGTAATCCACAATAAATGAACCAAGAGCCTGGAAAGATTCTTTGTTGCGATCAATCGCATCCTTGATTGGATCAAAGAGTTTTGCAAACTTCTCAAAGCCAGGTACGACTTTATTGAGGATGATGTCAATCAGAGATTGAAGGATAGGCAATAGACGGTATCCGATTGCTTCAACTGATTCATCGAAGGCAACTTTTAGGCGATCCATGCGACCCTGATAAGTCTCTGCGTTCTTTGCAGCTGCGCCACCAAAGAGATCGCTAAGTTTTGCTTGCACCTGGGTAAATGACATTGCCTTCAATTCGGCAGATGATAAGCCAACGCCTAACTTGCCAAGAGCTGCAGTATTTCCATCGTAAGCCTTACCCAAAGCATTTGCTACGCCTTCAAGTGGTTTACCTGTCTGAGTTGAAATGTCAAGTGCAAGTGATAGTAATTCCTGAGCCTTGCTAGTTGAGTTTGTACTCAACGCCAACCGCGCCAACGCCGGACGAAGTTGATCATCTGCAACGCCTGAAGCGCGAGCCATCTTATCGATTGAGTCCTCAGTTGCTGCAATCTGCGCTTTAGTAGCGCCAGTCGCATTAGTTAATGCTGAGGCTAATTTAACCTGGCTTTGTTCATCGGCTAGTGCAGCCTTGACACCATCAACGCCAATCTTAATTGCATAAGCACCAGCAGCAGCAGCAGCTGCTAAAAACGCGGCACCCGCCACCTTGCCAAACTTTTCTAACTGTGTGGCGCTATCTTGAACGTCGCCATTAGCAGCTTTTAACTTCTTATTAAGATCATCGACATCAGCAAGGATCGAGAGTTTAAGGGTTCTATTACCTGCCATTAATCCCACTCCTTCAAAATCTGACTAAATGCTTCCTCCCACTTACGAACTAAATCCGGTTGGATTTGTCGTAACGTTGGGTAGATGAAGTAACCAGAGTTACCTCTGCCCTTGTTGGGCGTACGCTTCGGGAACTGCTTAAATCTATTAGATCCAAACTCCATACCGTAAAGTAGGTCAAGAGTTGAACCGCCACCGCTGAACTTCTGACGGGCAAAACCGTAACTGAACTCACCGATCTTTGAAGTCTTGCTTACCTTAACTCCATCAGCAATACGGCGAGCAGCAGTCCCTGAAACCGTACGAGTCGCTGCTGCGATCTTAATCTGTTGAGAAGCGTATTCAGCAAGATTAGAACTTTCCTTTTTAGCAGCTTCAACGGCTTCATCGGACATACCTTTGAAAGCCCTGGTAATACCGCGTAGATCTGTTTTGTCATAAGCGATCTTGATTTCATCTGCCATCCGATCGCTCCTTCAGTATTTCTATCGCGGTTAAAATGTCGTCTGCGTCCTCCCAGTATTGCATCGGTATCCCCGTCTCTATTGCTAGATTAACGAGGATCCGCCTTATGCTTCCTGGTTGGTGGCTTTTGGGCTATCGTCTCCGACCGTTACATCAGCAACGGTTTCAGACCAAATGTCGTAAGACTTAACAGGCTTTCCAGCGTTCTCTCGCTTGTAAGCGTTATAAGCCAGAAACATGAGATCCCAAATGCCAATCTTGTCATTAGCCTGAGAAATCGTGTTGCCAGTTGCCTTCTCCCACTTTGCCCACTCAGGAGGCTGAGCCGTATAAGTTGCTTCGTCGCCTGAGTTGTATGTAATTGTTATTGGTAGTTTCATCTGTGCTCCCGTTGTTAGATTTTAACTGAATGTGTCTGCTGGTGTTCCAACTACTGTTAGCGCCCAAGTGTCAGTCTGTGCTCCTGGAGCACCGCCACCGATTGTTGGAAATACTGGCAAAACGTTGCAAGTAAATACTGCGCCTGTAACTGCTGTTAGAGATACTGCAAGAGTTGTGTTTGGATTCGCATCAGCTGCGCCCCACATTGCTTCGAATAGTGATGATGTTGCACCCCAGTCAGCAAGTAACTCGATGTTCAGAGTCCATTGATCGTCTGTGTGCTTGTAAGCCTTGCCATCGAGAGTCTGGTAGACATCGATTGTTGGGCTGTTCACGAGAGTCACGCTAGTTGTCTGAGCATCGTAATTAACTGTTGCGATGGTTAGAACGAGGTCGCGACCCGTAATGACTGTTGTTGGCATTATTGGTTCTCCTTATGCTGTCTGCGTATACCAGGTGGATACGCGTATGTCCGCGACTAGCAAGTTACTAGCGCCTACTTGTGTGACTGTTGGTCGGTCTACTACCTGGAGATCGTATCCAGCCGGTATAACCGCCACAACGCTTGTTATGAGTTGTTCTATGTTATCAAGTGATGCAGGGTTGCTGTTATAAGCAACGCAGCAAGTAATTGTGTAATTCAACTTGCATCGAAAGGTGCTCTTGCCGATTGTCTCAAACTCCATGTAAGGAGAATCCGGTACGACGACAACAGCAGGTGCTGGGATCTGCTCAGGGACGTAACTAAATACGTTTGCTGAAACTCCAGATAGTGCTGTGGCAAGAGGAGTACGAACTGCTGAAAGAATAGTGCTTGGCATTACTGAGCCATTGTTTCAACATCGATGTATGGTCCAAGCAAACCGACTACGCGATTAAATAAGCTGCGTCCCATACGGTAAGGAGATGGAGCAAAGTCCACGCCTTCAATCTGTCCGCCTGGAGCAGTACGAGATTGGAATACTTCAACTGAAACTACAATGATGGCGGATTCAACCGCTGCAACTCCAACATACGTTGAAGCGCCTGTAAGTGTTGCGGATCCGCTAGGTATGACATTTCGTTCGAGAACATCGGCATTAGTGATGTTTGCTGTAAATGTGTACGCATCGACATCAGCATTGACTGTTCGAGTGCCGTTAAAGGGAGATCCGCATCCTGCGATGACAACTGATTGTCCTTCGGTGAACTCATGGATTCCTACTGTCTCAAAGGTTGCGACATTATCAGTCAGCGAAACCTTGGCGATTGGTGATGCAAAAGTTGTAAGCAAAGGCAGAATAACCGCCTCAGATGTGTCGATGATGTCATCAAGGTAAGCATCGTTATAAAGAGCAGACGAAACACCAAGCACACTTCTCAGAGTTGCAGCTGTGATAATACTTGGCATTTCGTCCTCTCTAAACGACTGGCGGGGAGATCGGGAGCAACCCCCCCGCCATGATTAATTAAGCGTTCTGGTTAAGTGTGAACGCACCGCCAGCAGTCAAAGTAACTGCTGAGCCATAGCCGTAGTAACCAACTTCAACCTGACCTGTACCAACGATGTTAGTACGGAGTTGTAGTGGTCCGGCACCTTCGTACCATGTAAACGCTTCGCGGTTTACCATGATGATTGAATCATCGCCTGTACCTGAGATGTATGGATCTACAAATACTGGAAGTCCCATTACTGAACCAACAGCATTGCCTGGCTCTACTACGCCAAGACCATTCTGTGAGTTTCCAGCAACGTTGAATAGTGGACGCTTTGATGAATCTGTCAAAGCGATCAAAGCAGCCCATTGATCTGGAGTTACGATAATTCCAGTTGGGAAGCGCTTTGTTGCGTTGTAGATTGAAGCTGCACCGCGTGAGATGTAGCCAGCGAACTCATCGCCATCGAATGGAAGTGTGATAACTGTTGAATCAAGTGTTCCAGCCTGTAGTGCTGTAACCATTGCAGTATCTGTTGCCTTTGCGTATGCGTTAGCCATTAGGCGAACCAACTCGTCAAAGAATGCTGGTGATGTGCGATCTAAAACCTCAACATCGAACTTCTGCATTCCGGCGTACTTGGCGACTGAGCAAGAAACATACTCGATCTCTGTCTGAGTATCTGAGAATGCACCCTTTTCAGCAGCAGCAGCTACTGTTGGAGCAGTCTTTACGCGAGGGATTTCAAAAGTCATTCCAGCAGCTGGAAGTACCGCATTACGAACTGCTGAAATTGCAGGACGAATGTTTGTTGTCTTTGGATCCCAAATTGTTGTTAGTTGAGGAGTTGGTACAAGACCAGCAACCTCAGTTGTTGTTGTATCTGATGCAGCAGCAACATACAACTTAGATGTCTCGTCGCCCATTGCTGCGCGAACTGAGTGCTCTAGGTATGAACCTGCTGAGACGATAGGGGTACGGACACGCTGTGAGTTAAGCGGATGTGATGTCGCCTTAACTTCAGCCTTAGCAGCTTCAACCGTCTCGGTTGATACTGCCTCTGAAACGGTTTCTGACACTAGGTCATCTCCTTCGGTCTTAGGTTCCTCGATCTGAGGTTCCGGGGTTGATTCGGTTGCAGCTTGTCCAGGTGTTTCGGCAGCTGCTACCTTTTCCACTTCCGCTCCTGGGATTGCTCCATCAGTTACGAGTGAAACTTCAATTAAATTAGATGCAGAGATAGCCATAACGCCATCCTTGTTTTCCCATGCATCTACTTCAACACCAACGCTGAAATCGCTACGCAATCCAGTCGCTGCCTCCTCTAGGGCATCGTTACCAGCGTTTGTCTTAGCAATACGAAATGAGGCTGTGATGCCTGTATCGTCCTGAGACCACTCAACGAGTTTTCCTAGAGGTTTGGTTTTGTTGTGTTCTAAAACTAATTTAGTGTTCTTGCCAAAGTTAATTGAGTTAGGCAAAAACTTTGTGCGACCTGCTGAAGTGTTACCTTCTGCGTCCCATTGCACAATACGACCTGCGATGATGCGTGATTCAGCATCTGATGCAGTAATTGATACCGGCATTGTTATTTTCATGTGTCGATTAGATCCTCTTCTTCGCGAATCTCTTGAACGCTCATTGCGCCAATACGATTCAGGATTTCATAAACCTGAGCGCGCTCCAAAGGATTACCGCGCAGGTATTCGTCTAGCGAGTAACGGATTTCATTGCCTTGACCGACAAAATCCGGCATTGACAATCTTTGTTCGATTGCCAAAAGTAAATTACGACCACCAAAGTCGATTAGTGAACGACGCTCCGCTGTTGCGTTGGAGTATGTCATCGAGGTTGTTTCAGCGCTTGCAAAGTAAGCAGGTAAACCAATAGCGCGGCATAATTCTAGCGCGACATACTGACGAGCCTCGTTTAGTTGCAGTTTGTTTGGATCAATTCCCATTGCCTGCAATTCGACATCAGCATTTAGAAATGCAGTTGATCGTGTACTGCGGGCAACGCGCCAGGCTTCAAGCAATTTGCCAATACGCTCGCTAGTAAGATTCGTTCCGTTTGACTTTAGAACCATCATTGGTACTGGCTCTTTAGCAAATGCTTCTGATGCGTTTTCTAATGCAACCGCAGCTCTAATTGTTCGACCTGCGCGAGATAAAAATCCTTCATCCAAACCATTGAACACAACGAGCGATCCAACGCCCATTGAAGGAGTATCTAGTCCATCGATTGTGTAACCGATGATCTCTGTTTGGTTTGCGTTTGTTTTATAAGTTACGCGCTCTGGTGCAACGCGTGTCCATTCTTGAATACGTCCATCAGCATACATAGACATAACTTGTCCATACGCCACGCCATGGAATAGTAAATCCTCAGCAATGAAAGCATAAATAGCAGAACCGGGAACGCGCGAATCAGGTTGGTTTATTACTCGATTGGGTTCGACGTGTGCGCCGGTACTTTTGATGTATTGCTCTAGTGGCAATGTGGCAAGGCTGCATAAGATGTTACGCGCTCTTGCAATCGTTGGAATTGCCATCGCCTGTTGGCGTGTAGCACTTGACAACGGATAAAAGTAATTGTTGTAACTTGAATTAAAAGGTGCTGGAGTCGCAGCTGCGTCTACCGTAAGTCCTACCGGTTCAGGAGCCTTCGCGAACAAATCTCTGAGTGCCATTAGCACAAAAGTATAGCATAATCAACCCAACACGATGTCCACTTCTGAGTCTGGACGTGTCGCAAAGTGAGACACCATTGCCATTCCAACTGTGGCGCAAATTGTGGCACCAGATGCCTTTCGCCCTAAATACCATCCTCCATCTTTGAATGGAAGTTTAACGGCGGATAAGACTTGCTTGTTTAACTCTGCTTGGTTTGTGTGAACTAACCGCTGGGAGGTAATAGCCGACAACATCTCATCGCAGGCTTGACCATAGATCGCTCCATCGATGGCAGTTGTTGGAATACCTGCTGGAATCAATCGAGAAGCAACTGCGCCAGCCGTCTGACGACTATAAGCGACCGTCTCCACGCTGTATCGCTTAGTCCAAACGGCGATACTGTTCGCTAGGTCTTTATCGTCAATCGAAACTGGATTCGAGTACGTCTCCAGTAAAACAACGCAGAACTTGTCCCCAACAAGTCGTTGCGCTGCCACTAACGCAGCTGCTTTTCGATCTGGGCTTAGATCAATAGCCATCCAAGTTGGTTGCTCCCGATCCAAAGCGAGCATACCCTCAGATGCGCACTCTGACCAACTTGACGGATTGATGGCTGGGTTGATCTGGCTTACCCATTGGCACAAAAGTTCTGTGCGAATAATAGACTCATCATCTGACATTGCAGATTTGAGATTGTCGATGTGGATCGTATGTCCAAGGCTTGGATTGGCTTGTTGCCAGCCCTTCATGTCATCGATTGCGCACCCTGGTTCTGCCGACCATTCGAACCAACCAATCGGATCATCGGATCCAGCAGCTGCTGCTAATCCGCGCTCTCTCATACGAAGCAAGATTACGGAATGTTGATCGCCAGCATTGGAATACATAATCGCCATCGGATTCTTAGATGCCATCTGAGTAAAGCGAAGCGATGCCCATACTTCATCGTCTTTATACTCACGAACTTCGTCCAGGTGAATTGTATCCGGTGCTGCGATACCGCGAGCAGCCGAGTTATTGGCTCTTACCAGGTATCTAGTGCCGTCATTGAGTTTAATCTCTTGGCTACCTTTGGTTTCGTACTTTTTAACAAACCGAGTCACAAGTTGTTCATTGGCTTGGATGATTTCATCGATTTTCCAAAAGATTTCGGATGAGGTTGTGAGTTTGTGGGCTGTATGGATCTGCAAACGCTCGCCCCAGAGAAACATTCCAGCCAAGATTCGAAGCTGCATAAAGGTAGATTTACCATTCTGACGAGCCATAATCACGCCTACTTCGTTGTGATACCAGCGTCCATCAGGCTTGACTCGGTGCATTTCAATAGCCAAAAGTTTCTGCCAAGGTAGCAATTTGAAGGTCTCACCAGTCACCGGATCAATCAATTTCTCACAAAAGTCGATCATTTCCTGTCCCCGGGAAGGTAAATCAACCGGTTTTGACCTAATACGCGGTTCTGTCGCCCCTAGGTAAGCCGTAGGAGGCTGTTCTAAGCCGTTTTGAGGGTTTTGAGTCATAGTTAGTCGTTAGTCTCCTGATAGTGGCTTATTGAGCCGTTTTTGGGGGCAAAAGATCCAAGGGGGGTCATGGTCTCTCCCT